ACTGAACCTCGTTCTCCTCAATGCAAATCCCCCTCATCTTTTCGTACGTTTTAGGAACGAATTTAAAACGAGAGGAGGGTTTTTGGTCAGCCACAAGATATTTTTGCGTGGCTTTTTTGGATCGTCTACCTATCCGTAAGGAACGGGGGCGGTCTTCCCACCATTTACGCGCATCTATCTGGTTCGTAATGAATCCAGGTGGCGCAAACGGAGGTTTAAACCACTCGTCAGGATTGAAAACTGACATAAGTTCGTCATACCACACCCTCGGACGATATCGATGGGCGTGCTTCATGGGAGTATTACATGCACCAGGACCAGGCCTCGGACGAAAATCCTGAGCTTGATCTGGATCAAAAGGGTTTAACCCCTCTACGACCCGCCCAATAAGTTTTCGGGCGTCGCGTGCGATATCCCTCACGGGTTCTTGTGACCAGTCGACGTAATTCAAATCGATGTCGGTCTGGATGAAGTCAGTGAGCTGATCACTGAGTCGCTTTTCATCAGCAGTGCCTTGTAATTTTTTAAAGGCAACGCAAAACTGGTAAACCAGCTTCAGGTTCTTTACTGCCAAGCTGGACGTTGGATCTGCGTATATCGGAGCTACTAGCCCACGTAGGAATTGTGGGTGTTGTAGCTTCCCAAGTTTGAATCCGGGAAAGTCCGATTTGCCACTCTCTAGATAGCCGAGAAGGCCGTCAAAAAGAAGTGGTAGGCGTACAGTAGCAAACTGTAGCCCCTCCGCAGCAATTCGTCGAGATACTGTTTCAGCGTCTCGGCAAAAGTCAGCGTATCCGTATCCAGGTTGTTGGTTCCTAAGATCGCGAAGCAAAGCCAAGAGATAGCTGCACACAGTAGTACATAGTGTGCCGCTTTGGCGTGCCGCGTCGGCCTTGGTGTGACTCGAGCGTTTATGCTCCACACCGAAGCCTCTACGGTATTTTGATTTGCTTGGGGTTTTGCTTGTTCCCCTTCGCGTTCCGCTCCCTCCAAAGGGAGACTTGTTGGCTCTTCCGACTCGGTGGATTTTGTCCATCTGCGTCTCCAGCCAACGGCCCTCCTCAGTTTACTGTCTGCGAAGGTTTGGTTAGGGTTGAAAATCAGCTCTAACAGCACTGAAAGTACCCTAGCTATATTAAAAATCAAAGCTTTGGGTATCCTGGGCATAGTTAGATTTTGCCTCCACGGAAGCCGGCTAGAAAGCCGGACTCTTCAAGTGCGTCGATCAGGATGTTCAATTCTGCCTGCAGTTCGGCGGTAGAAAACCGCTTGTCCGCAGTAATGGTGATGTTAATCGTAACGGGTTGAAGATCATCCGTCTCGGTGTCAGCTGCAGGGTGCAGCTTAGACCGACGTGACAGAAGGTCACGACGAAAACCATTTACCAAGGTGCGCTGGTCATGTTTAACAACCAGCTGAGACTCCGCAACAGGATCAGCGGCGTCCTCCAACCAGATCCCGGTTACACTTTTGGGGTCGGCTGTGTCTTGGTACAAGAAACTGAACGAACGATCGGTGGTAGATCCACCATCATCAGACAGAACTACTGGGTTAGTGAAAAGGGCCATTGGACTTATCCTTTCGTTAGTGAATATGAATCACACTGACGTAACGCCGCCAGATTAGCGTCACCCACTAAAGGGTGAAGGGTAATTTCATAAGAAGCCTCGACAGTTGTATCCTCACCACATCACTCGCAAGAGAGCTGCGATGTTTCCA